GCGAAACGACGAGTACCTGAAGTAGCGCCATGGAAATTGCCAGGGGAAGGGATGTCAGAGGGAGAAGGAGTGACGCGGGGAGGAGCAACATGGCTAAAATGACCCATATCACCTTGTTTGGTCCAGTAAATGATGAGTTTCACACCGTTAACAACTCCACTGCGCATGTCGTCCCAAGGGTTCTTAATGGTTAAATCCCAACCGAAACAGTACGCGAGCCAAGCAGCATGCCAATCACTGAGACCTTTCTCAATCATCACAGGAGTAACAACCGAGGTTTGAGGCAAAAGTTTCAACTTCTCGATAAGGTTGAATTTTGATTGACCGGACACAGCGGACAAAGCATCAAGAAGGCAGAGAGGCACTCCCTGGAAATTGCCGTCAAAAAGTTCGTCTCCAGAAGCATCACGAAGATGGTAGTCATGAATAACCTCTGAAGAAGGTAGATTAGCTCGCTCATACAGCCAACGACGTGCGGGTTTGCCTTCAACCTGGCCATGTTCATATGTTATAGGAGGCGGAGGGGCAGAAGCTCGAGCGGCTGCTTTCTTCTTAGCTTTTCTGTCACGACGGTTGAGAGGTTTAGGGTTGACACGTCCATGAGGACCCAAAGTGGCTCTTGCGGAGGGCTTGGGAAGAGAAGCAGGAGGTGCGGTGCTAACGGAGGGAGACGTGACAATCAGCTTAGGCAAAACAATAGCTGAATCAACAGAGCCATTTTCAGAGTCAGAAAGAGGTTCACGGTCATCAGGCAAGGGGACATCGTGTTCATCACGAGACTGCAATGAAGCAGAGCTGCTAGAACCAACCTCAGAGGGAGAACGAGCCGCATAAGGAGTGAGGTCGGGATTCACACCGTCAGCAGGGGAAGCGTCGAAGGGTTCAGGGAAAGTAGAGTCAATGCACTTGAGTGGCCTGAATTCCGAGAAGACCGAATTAGTGTCAGCTAGACTAACCTCAAATTGATCAACCGAACCGGAAGTTAAATAGGAGGAAGTCATCTTGACCATCCGGGAGAACCGAGGAGGATAAAGAATCGCCAGACGACGGCGCTCACGTTCCTCTGGA